ACTCGCGCCTGCTTGTTGAACGTAACCACTAGATAAAGTCACTACGTCACCACTACAAATAAGGGTGCCGTAACCACTAGCGATTCTCATTCTTGCAGCACGAATAGTACCACCATACATATGTTTTGCGGGTGTAAATCCATCAGGGGCATCTGTATTTGCCATAATTTACTCCTGTGTAAATATAGTGTTAATCATCGTCGGAATTATTCCTACTACCAAATTCGACCTTAGATGACCTATTGATGTCTCCACCTTTTAACGGCATCTTAGGGTCGCTTTCTCGCATAAAGTTGTGATCCACACCTTCCATTTGCGTTCGGGATTGCTCATTAAAATAAGCGTCCCTTTCCTCAACTGTCTCTAGTGGAACTTTAGCGAGAATTAATCCTCCAACCCCTATAACTCCTGCATGTATTCCGTTTTCAATTGTAGGAGCTTGAAACTCAGGATAATCCTCTGATCTTACAGGTTCATAGCCTTCTCGAATACGTTTTGACATATTCGATTTGTCATCATTTCCTCTTGTTGATTCACGGATCCATCTGAATTTATATCCAGCTGGTGCGTTGGGTGCGTCTAACATAGACGGGGGTTGCCAAGGTCTTCTGCGAGTTTGAGATTCTCGGGTCTCGGCAGAACGCGAGTTACGTTCTGAAGTGACTTCTGTATCAATTGTGTCTGTCATTTTTTATACTCCTTCGATATGCTTAGCATAATCTTCTAGTGGCACATTTAGTCTTTTCGCTATTGCGACTTGACTTGGTGTCAATTTTACTTTGCGTGCATTCTTTTTACCTGTAGCCCCACGGCTGGAAGCAGCAACCTGTTGCACGGGCTTAGATTGCTCATCGGAAAACTTATGTGGAAAATTATTACGCATTTCTGCATCCACTTTTTCATAATAATTATCAGAAGAAGGATCAACTCCTTGTTCTACTAATTCTTTATGAATTCCAAAAGCTGCAAAAGTCATGGCTTGATCTTCTCCAAACCATTTATTCTTAGACGCCCACTGTTCTGCTTTTGGATCAGGAGCAGGAGAGGCTTCAGAAAAATCAGGTTGTGCTGAAATTTCTTGATTAGCCTGTGCTCTTTGCTGTCGCAATTGTTGCTGAGCAGATAACCGTTTAAGGTTCTCAGACTCTGCTGCGGATCGAGAAAGATTCTCGGTTGCTGTAGCAATTGCATCGGCATCTCCTAACTCTTGTGCATCTTTTAAATTAATTTTTGCTCTTTCAAGATCGGATTGTATACGATTATCGTACTCTTTGAAAAGGGAAGAATCGGAATTCTTTAATTTTTCTTTTAATTGCGAATTATCCGTATGGATAGTTTGAGCATATTTAACCGCTTCATCTCGCTGTCTTTCTGCCTCTCGCATCTTGTACGTTAGCTTATCTATCCGTTTTTGTACGGAATCACTAACCTTATCTAATTCATCCTCTTCTACAGGCGTTGCTTCAACTACTTCAGCTTCTTTTTCAGGAACCTCTTTAATTGAATCATCTACGTCTGCTTCGTGTATATCAACTTCGCCTTCGGGAAGTTCTAGTTCTATTTGTTCTGCTTCTTCTTGCATGGTGTCTCCATGATTAATTATGATAAAATATCTTCAGGATCATCGATTACGGCTAAGATCTCATCGTCATTTAAAAGACGCATATCGCCGCCTTCTATTTTAAAACGAGCCCCTGCGTAACGCCCAAAGATTACCCAATCGCCCTTTTTACACCAAGCTCCATCAGGAAACTTATGAGGATCTCCATAAGCGTCAGGTCCAAGTGCAATCACATAACCAACTACTGTAGCAATACGTTCTCTGTCTACAGTTTCTTTAGCTAAGTGTATACCACTTTTAGTAACTCCTGGCATTGAAAAAGGTAAAATTAAAATACGATACCCCGTTGGACGAGGTAACTTATCTACGTGCGAGTCTAACGTTTCAGGAGTAAGTTTCGGTTCTTCAACCTCACTCCCAAAATTGGCTACTCGATCTGGAACAGTTTCATTCATCTGCATCCTCCATATTAGAATGTAAGGTTTGAATTTCCTGTTCGGCTAAACTCAAACCTGCTATTTCACCCACTATCCTCTGGTACTGTTCAAAATTTTGAACGCTACCCGAAGCTAGTGTATGTGCGAGAGCTTCTTTCCTCTCTCGATATTTACGAAGCAAATGCTCCGTAGCAACGATATAGTCCATTAATTACTTAATGTATCTATACCAAAGAAGTCCTTTGGTTTGACCGTAAGCAGCTTTGACTTTCGCCTTTTCGCCTACGACGTCACCCTCTGAATCAGTAATCACTTCCCCCGCTTTAACAGTCTTAGTTTGAGCAAATCCTTTGCCCGACGGAGTCGGAACTTTAGGATCTGGTCTATTCGTCTGTTTAGACGGTGAAGGGTACTTATCATTGTCATAATAACTACTCATTATTTTCTCCTTTTCTTTTTACGTTTTTTAGCAGCTTTGGCTGCAGCTTTCCCTTTCTCTGTATAGGGATAATGTTTTCCACCTACTTTTGGCATAATTTACTCCTTTTCTCTACTTTCCCGAACTGTTTTAACCAACTCAGTGTAGTTCTTTTCAGCGTCACGTTCGTTTCGCATTTCTAATTCCTGTAAATCAATCGCGGCTTTCGTGTCTTCTACCCTTTCTTTAGAATCCATCTTCTCACGCTCAATCTGTGCGTCTAAGTCTGCCTTCATTAACTCGGTTTCTTTATTACGCACATCTTCCATTTCCTTCTGTGCCAATTGTTCTTTTTCAAGTTGTAATTGCTGTTCAAACATCTGTCTTTGTGGGTCAGGTGTTTGCATGGCTTCCGCTAAGGCTTGTTCTTGTCCCGTCACCATTTGTGTGGCTTCCGCGGCAGCTACTGCAATTTGACTTTCTACTTCAGGTGGAATAGGTTGTCCAGGAGGCGGTAATTGGATTCCTTGCTGTGCCAAAATACCTTCAATCTGAATTCTGTACTTCAACGCATTGTGTTGTTGAATATGCGCTTGTAAAGCTGCCATAGCGGGTTGATTTTCCGCCGTGTTTGGATTTTGCAAAAATGCCACGTGTGCCGCAATATGCGCATCATGGTTCTGTTGCGGAAACGCTTGTAAAGGGCTTTGAATTAAAGAATCCATATTTTCTTGTACAGGATCCGTAGGTACGGCTTCTGCCTCAGGCGGAAGTATCGCATCTATGTCTTTTACGTTTAACGCCAAGTACATTTTACGAAACGCCTCACGTAAGTCGTGTAATTCGGGAGCAGACTGCGCCATTTGCAATTGTGTTTGCGCTAACGTGATCCTTTGCGTCATACTGAAGATATTCGGGTCACTAACAGGAATTACATCAACGCTGTTGTCAAAATCCTGTTTAAATACACTTTGTTGGGCACCTTGCACTTGATACGGATATTCAGGGGGTAAAAACTCTCCAAATACCCGTTTAAGGATTTTAAACTCAACCCGTTGTGCAAAATGTAACCTTTTGTGAATCGCGGACATTACTCGTTGCCCTTTCTCCAATAATGCTACCGTTGTTCCAACTGGAGCTTCCGCATTCCCGTCTCCTGTCGGTTGTTCTACCGTCGCAGCAAATTGTTTGCCCGAATCGACTAACGAACCTAATAAAGTCGTTAATGTGCCGCTCGGATCCTTGTACGGTAACGGCATAAACGCATCGGTGAGTCTACCTCCTGGTGCGTCCACGTCTCGCCACTCTCCTGGTTGAAGAGGGTCGTCATGGCGTTGAATGTTGAGTCCTCGAGACTTAAACCCTGCGGGTAGATTTGAGAGAGTACCCGCATCTATCAATTGACGTAAAATTGCCGTTACCGACTTGGTTAATCCGCCCATCATGTGAATAAGCCCAAACCCATAAAAGCCCAATCCTGGTAAAAATTTGTAATGGGTGAAATACTCAATTTTTTTCCGCATTGGGTCATCGGGATTGTAGTTTGGACGGATCGCCAAAATATCATTCGTGTCTTTACAGATGGTTACAATGTAAGGCAAGCCTAAACCTGTCTCTTCTCCGTTTTCATCTGTATCTTCAAATCCTTCTAAGTCTAAATTAACGTGAACTTCCAATAAGGTGTATTCTTCGTCACTGATCGTACGAGAAATCCCTTGAAGCTTGTCCATTTTATCCTCAACGTCAGTATTTTCTATATTTGTAGAAGGCGGGCTCATTTCGATGTCTCGATAGAACCCAGAAAGCTGTAATTTGCGTAAATCGTTCTCCGCCATGTGAATTACGTGCGTAATTCGCGGAGCCGTTA